TACACATAAGGCTGTTGTCCGAACATCATTTATCCTCCTTTTCCCAGTAGAACAGTGGGATTTCGTTCCCGGAATCCCAGCTATCGAAATACTTTCCGTCCTCTACGCACACGACGTGGCTTGATAGAGCTAGTACATACACACCGCGCGGATGGTCTCTTGCGAATTCCTCGACCGTATAGCAGTCCGGGCATGTATTCGGCACAACGTTCCGGGTAAATCCCTGTTGCCGGAGGTACGCGCCCCAGACACTGTTTGACGATGGCATGTCTCCCATCTTCAACCCTTGTAGGCAAAGCCCAACGTATGTTTCATCCCAGCTCTTGCCCGTTGCTTTTGAGATTGCCCGGACGGTACAGTCTCCGACCTGCTTGCCTTCCGGATTCGGATTGAAATAAGAAAAGCCCATACCGAACACTCCTTTGATGTGTCCAGTATGGGCTTTTTCGTATTTTCGTGTGCCTCAGTTGTGCCTCAATTTTGCTTATCTCGTCATCTCTTTAAAATATGCTATGCTCCAAACGCCTTGCTGCTCGAGTGTGAGGCATTTGTCAAAGTTGGCCGTAAACGTATCGATGTCGATTTTGCCGTACTGCTCGGCGATTGCGCGGTCGATATCGTCCGTTGCCTTGCCCATCGCGTGGAGCTTGCGGACCATAATGGTCGCCCACTTGATGGGGAATCTCTGCGCGTTGTCGATGTCGCTCTGGCTCCTTGTATTTGTGGCCTTGCGGCAGATCGCAAAGATCACGGCGAGCGCCTGAATCTGCTCGGTTGTCATAGTCGTCACCTCCCTGTTTATATACTCACCAATCCAGCCCCGCAGGAGCTCATTGGGTGTTGTCCCGTCCTCTTTTGCTGCCGCCTTAAATTCTTCAGCAAGCTCACGCCGCACTCTAGCGGCGACGTTTGTCATGTTTTCGGCCTGCCACTTTGCAGTGGCGCGGCGCTGCGAATCGCTCTGCATAGTTCCACCTCCAATCAGCAAGGCATGGGGTCGTCGAGGTCCGCCGCGCGGCGCAAGGCTGCTTTTACAGCCTCAAGGTCGAAACTCTCAACGGGCTCCGAATTCGCAACCATCATCTCTGCCATGATATCGCCGGTTTCGTCCATGTAAACCTGCGCGTTCACGGCATTCGCGAATCGGGTCAGCAGATCGGCTCCGTCTTTATACGGTGCCATTTTCTTTTCGCGGTCTGCTCTGATCGCCGCGAATACAGTTTCCGTGATAAACCCTTCGCACATAAACTTGTGCGCCGTTTCCACCTCCGCATAAATTCTACTTTCGATGGTGCTGAGTTTATTTGACGCGTAGTAAAGTTTCTTTGTATTGATGCTCTTGATTTCCATTGTTTGTTCCCTCCCGGCTTTCGCCTTGCTTTATCTTATGGCCTTATTATATAGTGTTAAACACTATATGTCAAGTACTTTTTTTGCAAAAATACAAAAAAATAAGCGCCGATTTCCCGGCGCTTATCTCAGTTATACAGTTTGTTGGATGTCCGCTGCATCTCCCGCACGATACCAGGCAGGCGGCGCTGCACCGTGGCACGGCCAAGATACAGCTCTGTGGCAACGTCTACCTGTGGTAACTTATCCACAAAATACAGTTGCGCGATTCTCGCGTTCTCCCTGCCGAGATTTGCCTGATAGATGACGGTTTCCATGTCTTTCCTTGTCAAACAGCTAAGCTCCGGCGGGAGTTTTGCCCGCGCCTGCGGTGCCATAATAACACCACCTTACTTCATCGCAGCTGCGAGTTTTTTGAGAAGATCGTCGCCGTATTTATACGCGGCGAGGTAATCGATCGTGCTGTCTGTAAGACCAGCCTTCTGCTTGATGGTCTTCTTTGCTTCCTCGACGGCCTCGTCGACCTTCACGGTGTCGTACTCGACCCAAGGGAGCTTTCCGTGCTTCCGCCAATTGCGGGCGTGGTAGCCTGCCTTCGTGCCGATGTTCTGGACGGCGGTGATCTGTGCGCCGTTGTCCCAGATCGGGGTGCATTCGACAGCCAGACCGTCACCGATGTACATGCCCCAGTGGCCGGGCATCCAGAGGCCTTCGCCGGGAATCAGCTTGTCCCAGCCGATGCCGGACACGGCGTAGCACTTGGCGATCATGCCGTCGGCGGAGACATCCGGCACGCTGTTCGAGGCGTATCTTGCGCCGCCGTAGTAGGCGTTTTTGTTGCCGTTCCAGCCCCAGAGGATGCCCTTTGTCAGGTTTACGCAGTCAAAGCCATAGACAACTTTCCCAATCAGGCTGCGCAGATATGTGACTCTGCCGCCGGTGTACCAGTCCGGGTACTGGGCGGATTTCTCGTCAATGATCGTCTCGCCTACGGGGGAGCCGAAGCAACCCCACATGTAGACGGTCTTGTAATTCTTTGCAACGTCAATGTGCCTGCGCACAAGCTCGGATGCTTTCATCATTTCTGTTCGCCCTCCTGCGGCGTACCCGCACTGTCAAGCACATCCTGAGTCTTCTGGCTCTGCGTGCCAAAATAAAACGCGATAATGACAGCGTAGATCGTCATAAAGTCCTGCGAGATTTTGCCCGCGACGGACATATAGGCAAACACACCCGTCAGGACCAGTGTGACCAGAGATTTGACGCTGAGCAAATTGCCCAGCCGCTTTTTAATGTTATCCATATGTACCCCTTTCATTCTACCGGTTCATTTTTCTTTGCGAATACTCGTTTAAATGCCAGCAGGCCCAGCTCTGAGACTGACGCGCCCCCGGCGTAGCCGAGCACGTCAGACAGGTCGACCGACGTACCAAGCTCCGGGTTGCTTCCGACTGCGATAAGGACAGCGATGGTTTTCAGCGCGCATGCCCAGATCAGCACCATTGTCAGAAGCCGAAGAAGGTAAATGACGATGGTGCGCGCCATCTCGCCTTTGCTCCACTTGCCTTTTACCCGCATATCTGCCTCCCGTTTTATTGCGCGCTGCTATGCTCGCACTGCGCCTCCAGCTGATGCAAAAACTTTTTTACATCGCCGTTGCCGCCCAGCTTGACGTATTTCTGCCCGGCGATCAGGCGCTCGGCCATCGGCATCTCCTCCGACATGATCGTCAGCCGCAGGATTGCAAGATACTGCTCGTCCTGATGCTCCTGCATTTTCCCGAGCTTTTTGTCGATCTCTGCAAGGTGGGTATCCTGCGTCGTGGCCTTGCCGCGCTTGCGCTGGATGGCTCCAACGATGGAGCGGATGATCTCCGCCAGCGCAGACGAGCCGATCACCGCGCAGATGATGGTAATAATTCCGGTGCTCACATAGTCCTCCTTACTCGACTTTCTTCCAGGCCGTCGGGGCGACCGTCGGGGTAAACACATTCCCGTCCATGAGTGACTCATACAGCTTGTCTCCCCACCAGCCTTTCTCGCCCTTCGCGAAGGCCAGTGTGGAGGTAATTACTTCGGGGATGATCCTGTATCCGTCCCGGTACTGCACGTCCTCCCAGAGCGTAGGCGCTTCGTCGGGCGTGTTCTGTGTGGTGTCCCAGAGGTCGACGGCGGCTTTTTTGATTTTCCCGTGCCAGTTGATGCGCGTGCCCGCTTTGACGAGGCTGCCGTCGCCGGTCAGCGTCCCCAGAAGCTCCGGCGCGAGGCTGACAGTCTTGTCGTCCAAAGTGCTTGCTGCCTGTTCGATGTACGGGCGCATTTTTTTCGCCCTCTCCGTGTACGTCATGGTGCTGCCTCCCCAAGCAAGATTTTGGCCGCCGTCTCGGTGTCGGCAAGCCGTTCACGCAGCTGCTCCGGGCTTGCCGTCTCGATGTCAAAATTGTCTGTGACAAGCTTATCCGTCTCCGTGTAGGTGTACGGCGTACCGGCAACGTCAATTGCCTCATCGTACTCTGCGCCCGTCTCCACCTGCCGAATGAGATAGCCCGCATCTGAATACGTCCGGTACAGCTCCACGCCGTCCGTGCGCGTTTTGTAGTGCTCTCTTACAATCATCTTTACACCCCCACAATATGGTCTGCCAACGAACTCCAGTTTGTTGCCGCTTTCCACGCATCCGCAAGAGACGCGGGCACCCGGATTTCCAGCTGCGCGTGCGTCTGATCGAACGCGTTAACGTTGGCCAGCGTGGGCACGGCGGTACAGTGCGTAAGATCCACAAATCGCAGCGAGTAGCACCGTTGGAACACCTGAGCCGGAATGCTTGCGATGCCCCCGAGACACGTCACCTTGCGCAGCGTGAAATCGTCCTGAAATGCAACCGCAACAAAGGTCGTAGCGTCCGCCGGAATGGTGGCTTCCATCAGAGAGACGCAGCCATCGAAGCTGCCAACCGTACCGTTTACCGCCTTGATGTGGACACGTTCGAGCGATCGCGTAATGTATGCGGAGGTTATATCAAAGTTTACTTGGCGCACCGCCGTATTGGTTATGGCATAATCGTTGACCTGTGTCGTATCCTTTGGTGTTGCGATGGCGCGAAGGTTCACGCACTGATAAAATGTCATTTGAATCGCAGAGGAAAAAGCCGCTGTCACGGCGCGTATATTTGCAGCTTTTTCGAACATACGCCACGGTTCGAAAAGCACGCCAGATGGGACAGCTACGCTCTTGAGCTGGGGGGCGTTATAAAACGCACGTTCCGTCACTCGAGTCACTCTCTCACCGATTTCTACTTTTTTTAGCATCGTGCAGCGACCACTATCTGTTTCGCCGTTTGCAATCAGCATTCGACCGCTTGAGCCGTTCCCAAGCTGCATCGTCTTACCCTCTTTGACACTCATCGTGATCACGTATGAGCCGCTGGCTGCGTACACATGCCGATGCTCAATCCAGGAATCTGCGTTTTTTGTTTCCGGGGTTGTGCCGTCACCCCAGTCAACAGTCGTGGTGTTTATGTTTGATTGCCAATAATTGAGCACGAAATCGTCCCACGTCTCGGTGTCCACGTCGACGTAGATCCTTGTCTTGCCGTCATCGGTAATGTACAGCGCGCCGATATCGAGCTCACGGCCTGCGTCCTTGATGTCTTGGAGCGTCCAGTTCCAACCCTGACAAATTAAGCCGTCATGGCTCGGAAGGGGCGGCAGCTCGGTCTTTGTGGCCAGCTCTGCGAGTGTCCAGCTGTAGAGCAAAGTGCCGTCATAGTCCCAAAAATTGATGTCCGACTCCTTGGGCGGGGTGGTATCTAACGTGCCGGTGATCTTCGCGCCTGAAGCGTCGTGCGCTGTCACGCCGGATTTGAGCGTCGCGGGTGTTACAGTGTCCTCGGTCAGGTCGATGAGCGTTCTGTCGCCGTAAACAATTTTGCTCTTTGTGGCCTCAGCTCCGGGAATCTCAGGTGCCGCCATACGCTCACGCTCCTGCCTTCTTGCCGATGGTGACGGTCACGCCGCCAGCAGCGTTGGGCGTTTCGTTGTAGTAGATGGCCGCCACGTCGACCTGCGACATGTAATCGTAGTCGGGGTCCGGCAAAATTGTCTGCGCGGTCGTCAGCGGCTCGACGGACTTGGTCTGCGCCTTGATGGCCTCGCCGCTGTACGTGCCCGTCACGCCGAGGATCGTCACGCCCGCCTTGATGTTACCGGCAATGATCTTCGCGGCCTCTGTGGGGTCGATGGCGACCTTACCGCTTCCATCGTGGTAGCCGATGGGGACGATGTACTCGCCCTTGACCGTTGTAATCTTCGCGGCCACCGCGCCGTTGTTCGGCATTTCGCCGGTGATCATCGAGCCCCTTGCACCTGCTGTCTTGCCGAAGAGGATTTCCGAGGCCTTGACGGTCGCGCCGGACGTGTCGAGATCAAATTCACACGTGCCGGTATGCAGCTCGCCGTCCGAGCCGTGGTATTTAAAGCCAAGCAGGACTTTGCCGGGCTCTACCGTGTCGGCGGTCAGGTCTAACAGCACCTCGCCGCCATAGATAAATTTGCTTCTGCCCAAAATTTACACCTCCGATGCAATATAGACCGTCGTGCCGGTCTCGTTGGATACCTCATAGTATGGGACTTTTGTGACGGTCACATCGTCCGCCAGCAGCTTGTTTTTCGTCGGCAAAACAACCGGCTCAAATGCCTTCGGCACGACCTCGTAGTCCCCGTCATACGCCTCGCCGCCCTGATAAACCACCTTTGCGGGCTCAATCCGCATCCGAATCTCCGGCTGGGAGACCGTCATTTTAATCATATCCCGCCTCCTTCAAAAAACGCTTTGCATCCGTCTGCACAATTTCAGCCGCCATCGGGTTTCCGTCGCCATCCGTTAAGGCAAGCTGTAGTCTCACAGTGCTTGCTTGCAGCCGCATTGCGTCTGCATACGGAATTTTTACGAGCAGGTGCGTTTCGTCGACTACTGTAGGTTCGTACTGGAAGAAGGAGCATCCCTGCCTTACGTAAAACTCAATCTTCGTCGCTTTCGTCAGGTCAGTTCCCTCTACTTCCACCGATAAAGCGTTCGCGATTTTCTGAAACACTTAATCACCCCCCGCTCTGCTGTGATTCAAATACATCCAGTTCGTTCTTTGCCTTGATGAACGTCGTCGTGTCGTCCGAAAGCGAGATGGTAGGCAAGAGGCGCGAATCATATGTGTAATCGTGATACGCCACACCGCCTTTGTAAGATGCCGTCGCCGTCATTCCCTGCAATGCCACTGCGGTAATCGCAGTAGTTGGTACAGTAGCTTGGTTGAACCCATCGTTTGGGCTGGACGTTGTCCAAACTTCTGTTTGCGTTGCAACCAGTAATGTTGATTCCGATGCAGATGCGTAACTTACGCAGGTAGTTGCCTGTTTGTTCTCTCCGGTAACAATAGAAGAACCCCAGTTTGTGAGATTTTCGGAAGAATAAACAGTCGACACTGGTCTATAAAATATTCCCGAACTGCTGTTGTACTGCGAATAGTAAGTCCCCAAAAAATAATACTTTCCAGATAGGAACACAACTTCTGACGCTGAATAACGTTTCATGACTACTGATTTGACAGGAGTTTTTATTTTCGTGAAGCTGGTTTCACTCCCATTTGCAACGTGCAGCTCTACATCACCGCTAAAAGAACTTCCAGTCTCCTGTCGGATTGCCGAAAGGAACCATTTTCCATTTGCGCTCGAGAACTTATATCCGAAAAATTTATTCCCGCTGATATCGTTAGTTTTCGTAATCATCGAATACTGCCAGCTACCAGAATCCAAAGGCGCATCCGAAAGAACCACATATGTTTTATCGGAATATTCGTCCGTGGAGCTTCCGTATCTTTCTATTGCAAATCCAAATTTCCCGTTACATTCAGCGATTCCGAAGAATCCGGTACCGTCTTTGCTATCTGATGGGAGTGTAACGCCCACCTGCGTCCAGCTTGTGTTCCCTTTTTCTCGAACCGCAATCTTGACGTTTATTCCGACACGGTATGCGCACACGCAATAATCGTCAGATACTGCGAGCGAGCACATTATGCCTTCGTATGTAGTTTCGCTTCCTGTAAACGTCGCCTCTTCGGAAAACGTTCCACCAACCGCGCTGGATTTCAAAATCTTGAAATTGCTACCAACCTGCACACAAACAAACCACATCCCATCAAAATACACTGTATTTGAAACACTTTTTGCATTGTAAGATGCCGGAAACGCATTCGTATCCCACGTTACCGCACCGCCCGTATTTCTCAGCACAGAACACAACTGCGGGTAGTTCTCAAACGTCACTGTGCTCCCGTCGCACTTCAACCACGCATCCCCCAGACTCTGTGCCGGGCTCGTCCGGATTGTGCCGATGGGTACGATGCGGTCGACCATGTGCCGGAACGCGTCGTCGACAAGTGGGTTCGCATACGGCAATCTGAGAAAGCGCCCCGTGGAATCTTGGAGCATTGTGCGCGTGTTGAATGGCGTGCCGGTATCGTCCGGGTCGTCTGCACGCGTCATGTCGTAAGTATCTGTCTGTCCGGCAACGGGCTTGAGCTTTACCCGCCCCGGAAATTTTGGAGTTCGGTCTTTCATGTTATTCCCCCATGTCTCCTGCGTATAGTTCCGCGTCCGCGTAAACCCAGCCGACCTCCCGACTCTCCAACACGTCATCTACGGCGATGATCGTCTTTTCGATGTTGTTCGCGCCCTCCCAGTCTAGTTCGTTGATTTTTGCCGGAGGGCGCGGGGCAGGATTGACAACTGCGTCGTATACGGCGTTCGCGGATTCGATATAAGCGTCCATAACGTCTTTGTCGAGCACTTCGTCAGAACCATAATCCTCCCGCACTTCTGCCGGAACGTCGATACAGTGCGTTCTCAGCCGGTCACGGATAGTGATAAGAGCCGTGCCGACGCGGTTCAGGTCAGACGCTTTGTAAGAGCCTTTCAAGCCCGCTTCAAAGTCTGCCTTTTCCTGCTCCGTGAAGTCGCTCCACAGCTTCTTGTAAAGCTTCTCAGAATAGGAAGCGTCAGCCTGCGTCCGGTCGGTGATTAAGGTTTTCATAATTCTCATGCAGAAGCCCCCGTTCCTACGATGTCACACTCAGACGCCGCGATGCCGCTCAGTTTAATGGTCATGCTCGTTATCGTCCCGGTAATGTGGTCATCCCACGGAGTTGTGGTGTCTACATAGTCACCGGGAAGCTCCTTGTCCATGACGATTTGAACGCCGTGCGTCTGCCGCCGCATATAATAGTCAAAGACGTGCTGCGTTACCGCTGCAACATTCGTCGAGTTGACAAGCGTCGCGTCCTTGACTTCTATGACGTTCGGCTTGGTCGAGGCCGTAATGTTCGGGTTCTGTTTTACCGTGACCGCCGTCGTGTGGAAATACTTTTTCCCACCGACTTCAATCGTATCGCTTCCGCTCCCGGACGTGCTGTACGTGTGCGCGGTAACTCTTACCTCGGTCACGATGGCAGACTGGCTGACCTCTCCGCCGACGTAGAGACGGTTCATAGGAATCTCCGTCGGTGTTTCCTCAGACAGCCTCCATACCTTCACGTTTCCTGTTCCGCTGGTGTCCACCACAGCCCGAAGCGCAAACGCGACCTGCTGCAAAGCTTCCCTTCGCGTGCAATCAGGAATGTATCCTGTCAGCTTCTCGGTCTGTAGTTCCTCCGAAAGCTCCAAGATGAAATACCCGCCGAGGATGCTTTCTAAAACCGTTTTCGCGTTGGCGTTGGAATAAACAACAGCAGGGAATGGGTCTTCGTCCAAGATTCCCAAAGCGTCGATACAGGAAACGTTGTATACGTTTTTGCTTACGCGGGTAGATTCATCGATGTAAAACGTGCCGATTTTCGTCTTTCCGTTGTACGCATAAACCGGCTGCTTCTCTTGGAAGATAAAATCAATATCTTCCATGCTGTCCAGCGTGAAGTCCAGCGTGTTAATCGCCAGCTCGTCGGATATGATATTCAGTTCTTCGGTCGCCTCGACGCTCCGAAGCTCCTGCCGCTCAAACTCTCGAACAATGCCGAAAAGGATAAGTGATATCTTGATCGGTCGGTTTGGAAGATTCGTTTTGTTGAACTGAATCTTGATTTTGTTATACAGTTCCACAGTTCTCTCGCAGAAGTAATTTCCGCTGTTCGGGAAGAACTGCTGTGTGGCCAGCTGCGTTGTTCCGTTGTACCACGTGATATTCAGGTCGCTGCAATAGTCCCCGGTTTCCCCGTCAAATTTGAAGTAGATTCCGAGCGATGTAAACTGCCCGTCAAGCGAAATCTCAATGGTAGGCGGCGTTTGGAACGTGCAGTCTGCACCGCTCCGAGGTGTCGACCAGAAGCCGACCGGCTCAGATTTTGGCTTGAGCTTTCGCGTTCCGTTCAGCACCCATTGATTCTGCTCCGTCGTTGCCACTGGCCCCTCAAATGCCCCGAAGGGCAGAAGCGAGGTTTTTGAAATACCCATAGCCTCGCTTGCTGTCACACTCGCAGCCGCCGCAGAACCGACCGCAACGTCTTCATACACAACTTTTACACTCATAGCGGCGTCCTCTTCGGCTTCATCGCAACAAAATTAAATGTAAGGTTTCCCCATTCGTTCTTCTGCCCGTAAGCCGTCAAAAGTTCATCGTCTCCGTTTGCCACATACGCATCGAAGGTCAATGTTCCTTGTGCATACGGAACGGTGAGGGAATGGCTGTCGACAGGTGCGGAGATTGCTTCATAGAACCTGTCATATTCCGCTGGGTCAGTTCCGACCGGGTCAAGCTCCACGCTGTAGTTGTAAAACGTGCCGATGATGTCGCGCACCATCGCGCCGGTCATCACGCGCCCCGCATTATCGCCGTCCAGAACCGCGAAAGAGCGTTTCAGACTGGTTACATGCAGGTTCGGATACGCCGTGCCATCGAGGGTCAAAACACTTGTCATGCCTTCACCCCCGCCAGCCTTACGCCTACACGCTGCGTTTCTTCGTTGTTCGCCTTATAGACAGCCCTTGCAAATTCTCTGCCGTTGAGCTGCAAGATAATTGTCTGCGACCGTCCGCCGGATTCGTTCATCGCCTGTTTGAATGCCTGCACCATTGTCTCAAGCGGCGTTTCGATGTTCGTTCCGCTCTTCTGGTCGCCGAGGACTGCCATAAACTCCCGGTTCGGTGGAATGACCGCGCCTTCTGCCAGTCGCGGGAGCTCGACACGGCTTACAAGCGGAATGTTAATGCCGAAGGACTTGCCGCCGATGATCGGCACCCAGTCCGGAATCTCAAAGTGAATGGTATTCAAAGCGGAAATCAGAAGGTTGATACCGTCGATAATGAAGTTAATTGCCGCCTCAATGATGGCAACAATGTTATTCCAGATCCCCTTGAATATCTCGGTGACACCTTCCCATGCTTTCGTCCAGTCTCCGGTAAATACACCAACAATGAAGTCAATGACACCCTTCAAGATGTCCTTGATGTTTTTGCATACATCTGAGACAAATTTCCCATATGTTTGAAATATTGATGCAAGCAGTGGGCTCTTGGATTGCAGCCATGTAATAAATGTGTTCCACGCATCCTTGATGGAGTTTACAATCGCGTTCCACGTCTGCTTCATTCCTTCCCAGATCTGCTTAATACCTTCTACGGCAAGCTTCATGTCTCCTGTGAACACGCCCTTGAAGAACTTCCCGAAACCGTCTATAATATTTTTTAAGCCTTGAATCAGTTCTTCTCCATGTCCGGTGAAGGACACAAGCGCAACCAGCGCGGCGAGGAAACCTGCAATCAGAAGGGGAATCCAACTACCCGTCAGAAGCGAAATTCCGATACCGGCGGCAAGTAGCCCAGCGATGATCGTAAGCGTATTGACCAAATTAAAGCCGTTTTCGATAACGTCTTTGATACCGACAACCAGCATGGCAAGACCGCCTACAACTAATGCAATTCCTGCCGCGATTGGTCCGAAAGCGATTGCAAGTCCAACCGCAAGCGCGGCAAGGCCTGCCAGCATTCCGAGGAAGTTTTGCAAATCGATTCCGTTATTCCAAGCATCCAGCCAGAAGTATACAAGCGCAAACGCACCGGCAACCGCAAGGGCGATGCCCCAAATCTTGCTCAGGTCGTTCGTGAACAAGCTTGCGATTTTCCACGCAAGAAGCCCGGCGGCGATAGCGCCTACCAAGCCGAGAATGTCGTGGAGCTTGTCCTCTGCCATGTCGAGATTCGAAAAGTCCGGCGCGATCTCCGTTGATGCCGCACCGCCAGCGCCACCCCCTGCCGCAGAAGCGGAATTATCGGTTAGCTGGTTGATTTCGTCAAAGCTTGCCATGCTCTTACTTGCGTCATCCGCAGCAGAGCCGACACCTTCCAACGCTTTCTGTTCTTCGTTTAAGCCTTGCGCAGCGGATTTCTGCGCAGACCAACTTTTCCCGGAGAGCATCCCGAAGAACTTTGCGATAGCTGTAACAACCTGTGTCAGAATGTTCACAAGCTTCACAAAAACAGGAATCACGACTTGAAGAATCGGCTGCGCGAGTGTCAGAAGCGCCGCCTTGAGCCGCGCCACAGCTGCGCGTGCTTCGTCGTTCTTCATAATGGTTTTTCCAAGCCATGTTCTAAGACTTTGCAGCGCTCGAGTAATCAGAGAGAACACCAGAACGCGCTTGAAAAGACCGGAAACACGCTTGCTGAACGTGTTCATGCTGTCGGAAACCTTCTTCGCAGCGGTCTCCATTCGCTCTGTTGCGCCGCTTGCGTTTGTGATTTGCTCCGTGAGTTCTCCGGCTTTTTGCTTCGCAGCGTCCAAAGCAGAAGTCTGCGCGATCACTTTGTCCGTGATTTTTGCATATTTCCCGTCCAAACTCTCAACGATCTTGTCCTGCTCTTTTAAGATTGCTTCCTGCTCTTTGATTTGCGCCGCAACTTCCGTCTGCCGTCCGTATGCTGTGATATAAGCCTCCGGAGACGCAGACACCTCACCGGACGTGATCTGCCGAAGCCGCTCGGATTCAGTCCGCAACGATTTCAGCGCATTTTCTGCCTGTTTTGCAGATTCTTTCGCTGCGTCAAGTTGAGATTTCAGGCCACTCTGCTCTCCGGTGCTTTTTTTCAGCTCGGCTTCCATCTTGTCGATTTTCGCCGTCAGTTTATCAAGCTCCTTCTGCGCGTTTTTTGCGTCAACCTCTGCTTGAACAACGATTCTTCCATCTGCCATTTTCTCACCACCTTATTTTGAAATGCCCCATGCGGCGAGAACATCTTTCTCTGCCTCTGTGTATGTAACTTTCAAATCGATTATATCTCTGTTCTTTCTGTAGAACTCCCGCTCCTGCTTGTCCAGAGGCTTCCCGTGTGCCTTTTTGTCCCGAATACGAACCACTTGAGCAAACAGGCAGTCTCCAATCTCTTGATAGAAAGACAGGAACGACCACCAGTGCAGATACTCGAGTTCCCGAACCTCGCATCCAGCGATTCTGTTCACGGGGGCAATAATCATATCGAAGTCCTGCTCCCATGACATCAGCACGGGTTCTCGCTTCTTTTCTTTGCGTTCTTCCCCACGGTCTATAAACCGGAAACACTGGTTCAGAGCTTCCTGATAGTCGCTGGCTGGCATTTCCTCAAAGTCAGGATAGAAGATTCTCAGGGATGCCTCCGCCTTGTCCTGCTCGTCCAGCTCTCTATCAACAAGGGCGGTGAGGATATCCAACACCGCCCGATAGTCAGACCGGATTTCGTATTCTGTTCCGTTTACGTTGACCGATGTCGGTAAAGACCAGATTACTTTTTCCATCTTTCCATATATTTCTTGATTCTCGGGTTCGTAGCCTTCTGTTCTCTCGCAAAGGTAGTGTCGATCTGGTCGATGATGCCGAGCATCAGATTGCTCCATACAGGCAAACCGTCAGCCAGTGCGAGGACGTTCATAGAGCCGAAAAGAGGCGTGCAAAGCGGAACCCCGAAAAGGCTGTCGATCGTATCGCGCATTTCGTTACTTTCCCGACGCGCAATCTCAAAGATTTCTTTTTTGTTCGCGTTCTTTTCCACTTCTGCCTGATATTTCCGCTGACGATCTTCCAATCCGTTGAACACGTCAAAAATTTTCTCTACAATTTCAACGTCTGTCGGGTTGAACTCGAGCGTTACTTTGTCGTTGATGTTGATTTTTTCAACGCCAGTTGCAATCTTGATGTCCGCCATCTATCGTCCCTCCTTATGCCGCTTCCGGCGTAAACGTGATTTCTCCGTTGGAACCAACCGCCGCAGTGCCGGTGATTCTCTCGCCGCCCGGCGTTACCGTAAGCGGCATACCTACGAAGCCGCCGCCTTCGCCGCCAAGACCTGTCGCCTCGATTGCAGCACCCTTGTATCTCTCCGCGAAAACAGCCGTTTTCTTCGTGCCTGCGTAATGATGCACGATAAGAATGTCCTGATTCGCCAGAGCCGCCGCGTTCTGTTCCTTAACAGCGAGGTTCCAGACATGCGTAAGCGCAACATCTCCGGCATCGAGTTCGCACGGTTCAAAGTCCTGCGTGATGATGGGCTTCTTCATCGTGGTTCTGGTCTTTCCGAGAATATCCTTGTCGGACTTCTTCTGCCAGTCGTATTCCATGCTGGAATCCGTGACGCGCGCCCCAAGCGGCGACCACACGGCGGCGGAATCAGTGCCCGTATTCACAAAAAGAATCAAAAGTTCTCTGTCTACAGGCTGCCCAGCAACGGTGTTAAAGGTCATATCTGCCATAGTTAAATCACCTCATATTTCATCTTCATTAAGATTTGATGGTCTTCCGAACCGTCCTTGTATGGGTAAAGTAATGCCGCGCGGCTGGATACATCCATGCGCCGGACGCGGATTCCATCGCCCAAAGACGGATAATTCTGCATCGCCCAGTCTCCGAATCGGTTCAGCACTGCGTCCGCTTTCAGGCGCTTGTCGTTGCTGCTGCCTGGGAAGATACGGGCGATAATTTTGAACTGGTATTCTGCTTCATGCCCGCCCAAGATGTATTTCTGTGTGATGTATGTGCCTGGAATCACGGACAGAGCCACGCTTGCGGAATCGGCGGCGAGGAACTCATAATTGATGGTCGCGGCTGGGAGATCGTCGTCCGAAAACGAGTTTACCCAGACCATCATTTTTCTGGATATGTCCTGTTCTTCCTCGGAAGAAACAAGCTTTTTTTCTTTCTCAGAGCCCATTTTTCACCGCCTTATCTGCAACGCGAATCCATTTGTCAAGGTTCTCAGCCTTTGAAGCCTCGAACCAGTGTGATTGTGCCTGCGCGTGTCCGGATGTCGTGAACACAAGGTTTTTGTCTGTCAGAACCTTCGTCCCGCCCTTTGGCGCGTATGTGCTGCCAGTCTCCGGGTCAACCATGACTTTCCCGTAATACAGAAACCGTGCATACGGCCCCGGATAGATGATCGCATTACCAACCACCTGCGTTCTCTGGTCGAGAGAGCCGGTCAAAAACGGCACATACGGGCTTGTATCCTTCTCTGCCTGTACAGCAACAATGTGTTCTGCTTTTGTGCAAGCCCGTGCTATAGCCTCCTGAAGCTCGTCAAAGCCGTCGGTTTTTACACTGAATTTCAGCATCACGTGCCTCCGACCTGCCAGTGCCGCATGGAAGGACTGCCGAAGTCCTTCATGTCCACCTTTGTCACTTTGTACACATCGTCGTAAAGCATCTCAATCTGTTCTTCCGTCTTGTCCGGTTCGACTACTTCACCCTTCACAAAGAAGGTCGTGCCGCCGTTACCATCCGTGGAGAGCGTCCAGATTTTGCTTTTATCAGTTGCACGCCAGAATTCTTGCGGCCCGACGTAGCGCTTCTCCGCGCCTGTCACGCCGTCTACGGCTGGCGAGGAAAACGGAATGTACAGGTTTACCGCATCTGCACCTTCAAGCCCGCTCGCGCGGACATTGGCAGCTTTCGACGCTTGGAGCATTACGCCGCGAATCACTGTGATATAGCTCTTCTGCGTGTCCTTGAAATCCTGGTCTTGCTCCTGCGTGACGTTGTAGATTGTTACAGTGTGGGGGGCGTACATGCAAAACACCTGCCTCTGTAGAGAAGCCCGGTATGGGCTAGATATTCGCGTGCTACGCTTGCAAGAGCTTTCTTCGCCTCCGAAGCCGCTTTTAATGCAGCTACGGAAGAATCACCGCCGCTGCGAAGCGTCCGGGAATAGCCGCCTACAGTCTCACTCTGCAATTCTCCTTCGTCAGATGCAAGCCCGGCGGACACATTTTTTCTGGCAAGCTCCTGTGCCGTGTCGATCAGCATATACTGGTCGACTAAGGCGCAGCAGCACATTTTCACAGCATCCAGCTCCGCAAAATCCTTTACTCGATTTTGCGTGTAGTAGTCAAGGAAGGAACTGGCGCGTGTCGCCAATCTGCAAAAACTATCCGCGTCTACAGTTCCCATGTAAGTATCGCAGTAGTATTCATAATCAGCGTAGATCATCGCTCCACCCCTTCCAGAACAGCCAGAATTTCAGCCTTTTTCATGGAACTGTTGACCCCTTCCACCCCGTTTTCCTCAGCATAATCGAGAAGCTGTGCTTTCGTCATGCCGGAAAACGTGGGCGGTTCAGAGGCAGGCGCTCTCAACAGTTCATTTAACCCCCCGCCGAGATCGTGCCGACTACGATGCCGTCCATGCGCTCTGCGAACAGCGCCATACCGTTGATAACGGTATCGGAGGCGGTCATGTTGGTGTAGTCCGGCTCCTCATGGATGCCGATATAGCCGGTTGCGTCGGTGGTGAAGTCGAACACTTCGCCAAGATCTGCGCCGTTCACGGGGATGTAATACAGAACAATGTTGTCCTTCGCCGTAGCGTAGATCTTGCCCTTCGGAACACTGGAATTGAAGATTACCGTGCCAAGACCGAGGAAGTTCTCCACGTAGGTCATTCCGAAAGCGGTCTGCAAGGTAATGTTCGCCGTTGCGAGGTAGTCTGCCGCATCCAGAGGGTTCAGGAAATAAACCGCACCGATCTCGTCATCCTCAAACAGCACCTGGAGCTGCCCCCATGCCTGCGAAAGAGCCGCCTGGAAGGTCGCGCCCGTTGCCGTCCCCGTGCCGGTTGCAAGGAAGGCAAAGAAGTCCTTGCGGATGCCCTTCTGCACGTCCTTGAGCATTTCGTCGGTGGTCATTTCCACCGCCTGATCGTAGCCGCGGTCTGTGATTGCCTCGGCAGAGGTAGCCTTACGCCACTTCTTGAGCGTGATCTCCTTATAGTTCACAGCCTCGGTCTTGTACTTGCTCAGGGGAATGGTTTCACCTTCCGCCACGGCACCATCTTCCAGCGTGCCGGTAGCCTTGTAGCTCTTGAGCACAGTGCCAGCCTGCTTTGCGATTTTGCGGGTAACGCCAAGAGCCTCCATCAGCTTCTTGATGGAATAGCCGAACATTTCGGTAAATTCGATCTCGCGAACTCGCGCAAGATCAGCTTTTTTAATCAGCTTAGGATCAACAGCCATAGTTAATCTTCCTTTCTAAACAAATCCATATTTGCGGCGATTGCAGCGCGCCGCTCCGCTCTGTCAGTGATTTGCATGATCTCGTCTTTCGTCATCGCCTTGCCGACGTCGTTGAGACGTGCGCCCATGTCCACACGAACAGAAGGTTTGGAAACAAGTCCTTTATAAGTTCCTTCGATAAGTGCATCGAGGCTCTTTGTGTCCTTGATTTTCTCGCCGTCCATCTCCAATGCGGTCATTTCCTCGCCGCAGCCGCGCATGGCAAGATCGAGATTTGCGCCTGTGATATTTTTGCTTTCAAAGTAAGCCCGAACAGCTTTTTCCTTTGCCGCCTTGCTTTCCTTTGCTGTGATGCCAGATTTATAAGCCTCGAAGTCCGAGTGTTCCTTTTCGTACTTCTCCTTATATCCGCCATCGCCCGCCGCCTTGAGGTCGTCCAACTGCTTTTGAACGTTGGGCAGTTTCTCCGCATCAGACTTGTACTTGCTGACATCAGCCTTCAAGCCGTCTACGGTATCGGTATGTGCTTCAATGATGGTGTCCACCTGTTCGTCGGTGAGTCCCATGCCTTTCAGTAATTTTCTGGTCAATGCCATTTCTATCTTCCTTTCCTTTGTCCGCAGTTCGTCGCGGCGATAGATTGTATAAAAACCGCATTGCTTCGCGGGTTTTACCTGTAAATTATTTATAGAAAACTTTTGTTCTTTCTGGTTGCTCCGGCAATCCTGCCGCCTTGCTGAACCTGCTATATTCTGCGTTCAGCCGCCGAAGCTTTATGTTCGCGGCGGTCGCGTCCTCGGAAAGCCCAGCTTCTTTGTATGCGTTTCTAAGCTTTTTCTGCGCGCGGATTTGACGCTCTATGCGGCGCTGCATCTGTGTCGCTTCATAGGCTGTGTAAGTCTTTCCGTCAAACGTGCAGCCAAGACCATCGTCGATATGCTTGAGCTGTTCGTCTGTGTAAGTTCGCTCCGAAACGCCGGGAATGAATGGATATTTATGATGGCGGCAGTTCGCGCCGGTCAGTCCATCAACATATCCATAGCCGGTAGTCTCCACAAGGTCATCGTAAAGCCCCAGCGGGTCAGGTTCGCCGCTTTCACTATGGTAATAGACTTTCCCTTGCCAGTCTTTGTGGCTTGACCACGGCGAAGCACCTTGCTTGTCACGCGCCCCAGAGTGCGCAGACACTTCAAAGTATCTCGTCTCAAGGTACTCTGCGCTTTGGTTCGTGTACTGGTCGCAGATCTGATTCACGCCAGTCATAACGGCTCTCCGAACAGCAACGTCGATGTGGTCAACGTGTCCGCTTTCGTAATTCACAACTTTCAGACCGCCTGCAAGCTGCTGAACAGCAGACTTGATCGCCTGATTGTAGCTGATTGCCCCGCTCTGAATCTGTATGACGGCAGAATCCAACGCCCACTGATACGCACGCGCAGGCGGGAGCATCGTCCTGCCTTTGTCTACCAAGAATCCCATAGACTGTGTGATGTTATGGAATTCATCAAGCGTCTGCGTTCTGATTGCTTCGATGGTCGCAGCGTTCACCAAGATATCAGGCTGTGTCAGCCCTGCCATGTCGATAACCGATGTGTAATACTTCTGGTTTCTGGAAATAACGTCATCAAAAAGCTTCTTGAGCTTCTTTTCGCTGATTCCAGAAGTCTTACGGATTGCTCTTTCAATCTCCTTCGTGTCGATACCATGCGAATGAAGCGCTCTGATTGCCTGAACAGTCACTTCGTTCAACTGGTCTTTTAGCGCAAGCCTACTACATATCTCATCGAGGAGCGTATCTTCCAAACTTCGGAACAGTTCTGCCAGTTCTTCCGGCAGCGCGTCAAGTACTTCCGGCTGAAACGGATATTTCATTTACTTTCCTCCGTTTCACAATATCGTCGTAATGCGGTTTTACCCGTATCACGTTCCAGTCACATTCTTCCGGCACTCTGCCGTAAAAGATCACCCATTCCGGCGAAAGACGTTTCATCATCTCTTCGTAACCGCGCAGGAACAGGCGCTTGCTATCCCTGTTTGCCTGCGTCCCAACCGAAGAAACCGCTACTATGCCGCCGACAGGCTCGCCATCGAAGCACCAATCGTAACTGCTCTCATCGCTCCATGAGATCGTCGGGTAAACCGTCATCCCGTGCAGCTGCCAGTATGCCGCTAACCAGTGCTTGCGATAGTGGTTATATATCTGCATCGCAAGCGGCATATCCGTATATGTTGAGAAATCTGGCGCACATATCGCCTCGTACTGTTGCAACTTTGAAATATACCTGTCCGGTTGATTCCAGTACCGGACGAATTGATAATCGTCTATAAAGAAATGCACGACCTTGCTTTCCGGTCGCTTGGCTGTGTGTACGTAATTTGCGGGAATGAATTCCCCTTGTGGATACGCTTTGACCGGGTCAATCTGCGGAACGCCATACTTTCCTACGCCGAGGAATACGCACTTGTCTAAGTTTTCAAAATTGATCATACTTTAAACCCGTATTTTTTCCTCAACTTGTCAAGCTCGTCTTTATAAATAGCTTTCGCCATTGAACTCAGTCCGTCTCTCCTGTCAATAATGTCTCCTGCCTTCATCCCGCTCGGAAACATTTTTGACAAGTTTGCGATTTCATCCGCGTATCGTTTTTTTGCTGCGTTGTACGCATCTGCCCACATCCTTATCTCATCAGTTTTGGGGCGTCCAATGCTTTGGCTCCGACGCAATTCTTCATTCATTTCAAATGTTTTGTATGGGTCTGTCAATATGTCCTTCGCCCAGTTTATCTGTTTCTCGCTGCCTAAGATTTTAGGAAGCTTAATACCGGCTCCGCCGCCTCCAGCGCCTCCAGAACTTCCACGGCCTCCCATCACTCCACCTCCTGCTGCTGTTCAGTTACCATGTCCTGCGCCTTTGGGAGCGCAGCCTTTGCGGTTGCCTCGTCCTCGTTCATCCAGCGCATACGGAACTCCCAGTCATTCATAATGCCTGCGCTGAGAAGCTGCATGTCGCGCTGGAAATCCGTCTGCTTGTCCTCAATGATGGAATCGTCAAAGTCAACGGAAATCTGTACTTCCTCATTCAGGCCAGCTTCCATGTACCTGTTCCCCATGCGGAGCAGCGTCCTGCAAAGCTCTTTGATTGCCTGTTCAAGCAAAATCTCATGCTTCTTGATCGTTCGGAACATGGTGCTGTTCTCGCTGATAACCTGCGTCGCTGTAGCAATACTTCCCTGATCGAATTTGTAATGATTCTCACCGAAGCCGCACTTGCTGGAAAGAATATTCAGCATATCCTGCATACCGGTGTTGAACTCCTCGGTACGAAGCGTCATGTCAACAGACTGCAAGATGTTCCCGTTGTTCGCCCTGTCTTCTGGGAGGACGTAATACACAGTCTCACGCTTATCAAATACAGGCCTTCCGTTCACGTCCCGAGTTGCTTCCGGCTGCACCACAATGCGCTTTTTGCCAAGAACAAACTCATTCACGTAGCTGTCATATGTAATATCAACGCTCTTGAGCTGGTCAATGGCATATGCAAACACAGCCACACCAAGAGGGTTATTTTCATCGGAGTTCGCGATATTCAGCCTGTCAATGACAAACTGAGGCTTGTCGCTCCCTGTGTGTACAACAGGCGGGATTGTTTCAAAGCCCTTTACACTGGTCAGAGGGACTTCTTCGGAATCATACAAATGGTTCTCGATGTCGTACTCGCCGCCATTCAGCCTGTGAACTTGAATGTATGTGTACTCTGTATCGTCCACCTTTTTTGTGGAAGCGAACGCACATTCTCTGATAATGCCGTTATCCCATGTCAGGGGATAAATGTTCGTCGCGCTGACGTAGTTGATACGAATGCGCCCAGAATCAGCAATTTCGGAAGTGTCCGGATTGATGAACATTCCCTCAATGACCGGAACATACGCTATCGTTCCAAGCGCTGCCTTTCGCTCCTGCGATTCGTTCGCCTTGATCTCCCAGTTGTTTTCAGAGAGAATCGTGTCTACGAACTCCTGCTCCTTCTTCCCCTCGAGCGTGATGTTTACCCGCTCGTTCATCAGAAGGTTTGCCCAGTCCTCGCATACCTTTTTCGCCATGCTTACGGAATATCTGTGGCACTCCAATTCTTCTATGCCATTCCATACCGTGTAGCTGTGGAAGTCCTCGACATTCCCTTTGTACCAGTCTCCCCACACTCCGATCAGCTTGTAGAAATCAAGATCAACGGTATCGAAGCCCAGCTCCTTTAATGCTCTGCGTATGTTCACTCTTTCACCGTCCTATCGTATGCCCGGCGCGTTCCAGGTCTTTGTAATAAGGCTCTATGCTGTACTCAAACGCATCGAGGCTGTCAATATCGGATGTCCCATCGTCAAGGCGCTCGTCCTCGAACTTATCCGGGTCATAAATTGCTGATTGAAACGCATCGATCAAATGTGGGCAGTTCCGCGAAACCTTGAGCCTACCTTGCTTCATCAGGAGCACGACAAGCCGTATTCTGTCTGTGATCTGCATTTTCAGCGCGTTCTTGACTTGTGTCCCAAGATTCTGCTTCTGTGCCGTATGATCTAGCCCACGAATCAAAACCGTTTCCGCGCTGTCTGCCCGCGTCTGGCTGTATCCGTATTTCGATGTTATCAGCTTGCAAAACGTAGCAAACCGCCTGTTCAGCGCGTCAGGGTCGATTTCCTCGTTCTTGATGTATTCCTCTTCCAGCGCGACCACGCGATAGTCTTTTGTGATTCCGGTCGCTTGAAACTTCGTTGCAGACTTCGTGCCGCCGAAGTCAACGCCGATGGAAATAACGGAGAACCTTGTATTTTTTTCCCTTGCCCATTTGAGAGGGTCACCAATCAGATACTTTTCTGTGTCGTTGGCAAAGTCCTTGTAAACAATACCCTCCGCAGCTACCCACAGTCCGCGAACATAGCGGTCGTAGAATATCCCGGCGTACATGTTTTCATAGCGCTCAAGCGTCCTTTCGCTCAAGCCGGGGTTATCTCGCATTTCGAAATGTAGGTAAAGCGTGTTCCGTTCTCTGTGCCGCTTTATCCATTCCTGATAAAACCAGTGGTGAGGGCTTCCGGGGTTACAAGAGAACCACAGCTTCGCACCGTCCACAGAGCATCGTGCAAGCGCCTGCTCCACAAAAGAGCGTGGCATAAGCACCACTTCGTCCAGAAGCACGCCAGCTAACGTTCTGCCTTGAATCAGCGTATAGCTTGCCTCGTCCTTGCCGCCGAACACCTCAAAGTAATTCGTCACAGCGCCGCGCCGCACTTCCATGACCTTATCGCCGCGCCGCCATCGGACGATATAGTGCTCCTTCGCAAGGCTCATCGCCGTAAACGGTACAATGATGTTCTTTGTGCAGCTGTCCACCGTGCGACCGCACACGCCGAAGCGCTGACCGCTGAAATTCTCCATCGCCCATCGGACGAAAGCCCACATCATGATAGATGTCTTGCCGGAACGAACCGCGCCGTCACAAATCAGCGCGTCATACTTGGAATAGGGGAAAGCAAGAATTTTCTGCTGTTTGGGGCTAATCATTGCTCTCCAACCCTTCTGCCATTTCGCGCAAGCTCTGACTTAGAGCATCTTCCTTAACCGTATCTGATGGATTTCCACCAATCATCGCCCATTTATCAATCAGCGTCCCCATTGCCGTTGTAATCTGGCTCAGGTTCGCAGCCGCAAGTTTATCAGGGTCATTCAGCATCTCAAGCCCTTTCCCAATGAAAGAACATACAAGTTCTTTTCGGGAATCCATGTACGCTAGAATGTCCGCCGTGTTTTCCTCTTTTTTTCGTCTGCACATCTCTGCAATATCTGCATTATTGTGCACAATCTTCTTTACAGTGTTCGGGGAGCAGCCGTTAAGCTTCGCCACAGCGTTACAGCTTCCGAGCTGGGCATAGTCGGCAACTATTTTCTTTTTTTGCCGATCTGTCAACCTCGCAGCCATAATCACCACCTCGAAATAGTTATCCTTTTCACGCTCCACCGGATTGCGGTTTCCGGTGGAGCTAAGAAAAAGGAGGTTCCGCAGTACGCTGCGTAGCCGTAAGAAGGATGAAAGCGCAGAGGATACACCTCTACGCTCTCAACGATACACTATGTTTAAGGCTCTCTTACGCAAACTTTTGAATATAAACCACGTTTTTCTGCCACCAAGTAGATAAACTGCCTATGCCATTCTTGAGCGGTACGCTCCGAAACATATACCACCATAGCAGCGCCCTGTAAGGTGTGTGTGCGCTTCCAAAGGACCAAATCTATGAGTCGGAGGCGTTCCGACCCGTCGATAAGCTGTTTTGTTTCCTCAATTGCAGCTTCGACAGCAGAGATTTCATCCCGCGTCATAAGTGTACCGCTTTTGTAACTTCGTATCATCCACTTCGCATACCCCCACCATCCATAGCGCGGTTTGCTCACCGTATCAGCCTCCTTGTTTCATCTTCTCGTCCAAGACATCCTTCAAGCACGCACACAAAAACGCCCCGTTTGTCATCACGTGCCAAATAGACGGCAGCCCGGATTCTTCGTCAATGTGCGTCGGGTCATCCCAGATTGCGAGGACGTGCCTTAAAAGCGCTTCGTGCCATCTCTCCGGCTCAATGCTGCGCCAGTCCTCTGCGTCTTTGTACTTTTGAAGCCCGTATTCCCGAGCCGCCATGATCGCCTCTATCGCCTCCACGGGGACGGTGGACGGTCTGGGCTTTCCGCCGTCAAACTTCGCGCCCTTCAACTGCTCCATGCGTTACCTCCTTCAATTTTTGCGCCGAAAGCGCGCTGTATGTTTCTTTTAGGATTTCCACCGTGTAGCGCACCTCGCCGCAGCTTTCGCATAAATATCTTCGTGTTTTTATGATTCTGTCACTGGTCGGCCTGCTGTCTTTGCACCGCATCTTTTTGTTGCAGCCCGGGCAAATCATAGCTGTATCCCCCTTACGTACTTATCAAAGTACGTAACGGCAACCGCCATAGCCTGCCACATATCTTTTGCAAACTTCGTGCCGTTCACATAAAAGAATCCGGGATTTTTTTTCGTGCCTACAACGCCGTATCGATCAATCAAGGCTTGACGGATATTCTTATCTTTTGCGCTCAATTGCCCGCATAAGTACAATTTTTCTTCTTTTCGATAGACTTTTTGCCTATCCATGATTCCAACCCCGGCAAACAGCGCAATTTCCAAAAAGCGGCCAATCCATACACAAGTATCGAATACCTCTTGCCCTACGGTCTGCCCCATGCTCTGTACCATCTCGATTGCAAAATTGCTTACAAGCGGGAATTCCATAGCCATCTTTTCGCCAAGCTTTTCGTTCGGAATTTTCCCAACGTCCAGCACCTTCCGGATTTCCTTTCCGTCGTGCTCCACCAGCACATAGCCGGATTGAATGTTGCCGGGGTCAATCGCAAGAATTGTTCCCATTTGCATTTTCCTTCATCAGTTTTTCAATTTTTACAATAGCCTTCAGTTCCGCATCTACCAGCACCCAAAGCAGGTTCATTTCGTTTCGAACGCCGCCGCACGAAATTGGCTCAATTCATTTACAAGTTTCAGAATACAATCATCCTTCTGCTTTTTCTCGTCATTCAGCTGATTACGCTGCTTATACAGTTTAATGTTTTCTTTTTGCAGTCTTGCCATCTCATCTCGAAGGTTTTTCATTCTTCTAAGAATCTCATCATCGGATACAACCTCGTCTCGTCCGACGTTAAATAATGCGTCTACAAGCTTGCGCAATTCAATGGCTCTCTGGCAGCCGCCGTGCATTCTGTTGATCGTGGCAGAAAGTTCAGAATTTGTGTGTTCAAGCTCCAGAACATGCTCACGCTGAAGGATGTTATCACGCTCAAGTTCTTTGCAACGATCGCGCATCTTGAGATAATCTTCCGGGGTCAGTTTCATCACATCGATTTCATCAGGGTTCATTCTACATTACTCCTTTTATTATAGTTCTTTAATTCTTCAAGCGTCATTTCGTTTAACTTACTTTCTCCCACGCTTCTCCCTCACTTTCCAAAACAGTTCGTTGTAAGTGTTATACCGCTTCTGAATGTCCGTGCTTGCAATGTCCGGGTGAAATTTCAGCCACCATTCGTACATCCCGCACGTCTGCATTTCTGGGCAGCCGCACCGATAAACGCAGTTAGGTACCAGAACGTCCGAAATCTCCTGCTGCACCTCATGCAGCGCCGCTTTGAAATCCTCGGCATACTCGCGCGTCTCCGGGGCTGCCTGGCTGCATAACCGCTTGCGCATGGAATCGATCAGGGCTTGTACGTTCGCTTCTCCCTCGAAGACCACCGGCGCGTCCTGCGGGAGCTTGTCCCTCGGCGTTCCGGTCCGGTCGGTTCTCTGCGTAGAGATAAAGCACTCCCATTTGTGCCTTGACCAGTGCGTCGCAATCCAGCTCTTAATGCCTTTCCAGACCCACGATACCGAGATCCGCCGAATCGGCGAGTGTTCGGCAATTAAAATCCGGCGCTTAAAATCCTCGCTCGGCTCATGTCCCAAAGAGCCTTTGCCGGAGGTGGCACGGCAGGTGTCCACGACCTCCTGCCAGTCTCCCTTGATGTTTGTAATGTGTGTGTTCATTCTTCCCTCCGTTCTCCGCAGCTGCAAAATGTGGAAACGAACTTCTTATTGGCCCATTCGCTCACCTTGAGGTAATACGGCTTGCACTTTTCCATTCCAATCCAGTTCCACTTGGAATCTCGGTAGATCAAAAACATATCCTCCGCTGTGTCGACGGCGTACACCCAGAAAACGCCGCCCGATAAAAGCTCAATCTGAAACATCGTCGTTCCCTCCATCCATCTTCGCCCCGCACTTACCGCAGAAGTTGTGCCACCGTGAGCACAGCGTTGCGCCGCATATTGGGCAGTGGTCATACGGGATGTCCGCATGCACCATATTCCTGCGGTAAAGTGTAGAGCGGTCTTCCGCCAAAACTCCGATCTCCTCATGGTATCCCACAATCGTCCTCGTGCGCACTTCCGTCACCGGCGTTCCATGCACCACCTCCACAACGTCGGCGGCGGGAGCGTTTCTTATCTCTCTTAGTGCAACTGAATACGCATAATGCTCACCAGATTCTTCTGTGGTGTGCTTCTCGTAATACTTCATTCGCGCGACTAAACTGCTCCTATCAAGATACTCAGCGGTCATTTAAGGAGTCCCTCCTCAGAGTCATCTTTATGCATCTGCACAATGGCCTCCACCGGTGCAACGTCGGCGGCGGGCAAGCCCGAAATCTCGCTTGCAATGCAATCCGCCAGTCCGGTATGCCGCCCCAATACAGAGCCGTTCGCAAGCCCGTACTTTTCGGCGATTTTAACCGCATCATCGCGCCGGATATAATCAGCCATCCTTCTTGCCCTCCATTTCCTGCAAAGCCTTCTCGGCTTCTTCGCGGCTCAAAAATACGGTCTTGCCGATGTCCTCTGCGCAGATTTCCATGCCGTAACCAGCGTACTTAATCGTGCCGTCTTCGTAGACGTGTAGACCTTCAAAGCGAGACTGCGCCAGAATGCCGCCTACCTTCTCCCAGTAAATCGCATCCGGTGCGCACGGCAGAATCAGGACGCGCCCTTCAACATCCGCTTTCATCAGCTCCACCATTCGTGAGATGGAGTAATCATAGCCGGAAAGCGTTTCCTCGATTTTCCGAGCCTCTGCGCACGCCTGCGGGGATAACCCCGCATCTTCGTAAGCCTTGAGCCTTTCCCATACCTCCTTCATCGTGCAGGTGCCGCTCTGCCGGCACGCCGAGTCTCGGCACTGCGCAAGGTCACAAAAGTTTCCTTCAAACGTCAGTCTTTCCATCACTCTACCTCACTTCCAAAAGCTCTGTATGCTGCCGCCTGCGGGTTTTCTGCCATCACCAATGCTTTCATTTTGCAGGTTTTGCACTCAACGAGATACAACCGTTCCTCGCAGTAATACGCATAGAGCGGACTTTTGCAGAGCCTGCACGTCACTCCAGTAGCCTTTCCGATGTAGTCACGATTGTTGCCGTCGGCGTTGTAAACCTGATGGCACAGCTTGTCAAAGTTCGACGCACCTTTCATCATTCCTCCTCCGGCGCTTCCGGCAGCGGCATCCAGTGGGTGACAGTGCACGGCAACCCCATGCACAACCAAGTCCCAGCCTCTTTCTGATAGTTCCCAATATCGACGCCGAAGTAGGGGCTGCGAACCATGTAATTTATAAGTTCGCCAGTTTTCTCGTTTTTCCACAATTCCGGCAGCCTGTTCGCCACGCTAACCCACTGCGGCACTTTCTCCCGCAGCGCGTCCCTCTCGGCTTCTGCCCGCTCCTGCTTCCATTCGGCGGCATCAACCTCTAGGTCCTTCCAGCAAAGATCCTTTTGTAGTTTTTTGATCTCGCTCAGCTGCCGGTTTGCTAACGCTTGCAAAGACTCGATCTGCTTTTCATAAGCCTGTTTCTGCGAGCGTTTTACTTTCCCAAGACTCGCGCCTTCGCGGAGCGCCACATTCTCGGCGGTCAGGCGCTCGATCAAATCAATGGCTGCCTCGCCTAAATGCACGATGCAATCCGCGTCGCTAAAAAGCGGGCATAAACCACCGTCTGCACAAACTTCTTTTTCGCAGCACCGCAGCGCCTGTATAATTTCCTTGTCTGTCATGGCGTCACATCCTCCCATGTGATTTGCCCCGGAAGTTCTGCCTTCGGCGTTTCCTGTATTCTGGTCTTTTCCTGCTCCCGACGCATCGCCTTATACTCGTTGTACTTCGCGCGATACCTGTAACTGTCGCCGAAGATCGCCCATGCTACTTTGACGACGTTCGGTTCATATGGGCGTATGAGTTCCAGATCTGACGCAGCTCTTGCCGAGATCGCGCAGCCGCAGCAGCCAGTGCGCTTGAGCCCGTAGACCTCGTAAGCGTCCGAATACCGGATACCGAAGAAGTCCTTGTACCACTGCTTGTCCGCGTCTGAGACGTAGTACAGCGGTCTGAGGCGAAACTTTCCCGCCGCCGTCTCTGTAAAGCACATCGTCGAACTGTCGCTGCGCGGCACGGATCGCATACCGCCTTCGTCGCGGCGTTCTCCGGTAATCACCATGTCAAACTGCTTTTCAATGGCATGCGCGGGCTGTTTCTTGCAGATGTCGCAGCAGTGATTGCTGACACGAAACGGGATCGGATTTTCCTTGATGAAATCCAACATGTACTTTGAGCTGTTGATGACCAGCTGAATATTCGGGCGCGGCTCGCCTACTGAATTGCAGCAGCATAGGAAATTGATTGCCTGCTCGCAGCCGGGATACCGTTCTTTCAGCTCCTTTCGCTTCACTGCCTTGTCCTCTGCCTGATCGTATTCGTCGGCGATGGAAAGCGGAATGTTCTTCTTCTGCACTGCCTCCAGACCGGCGGACATGATCTTCGAGACAAACGGCTGTCCATACTCGCGCGTCGCCTGCACGATGTTTTTCTTCGGGCGCACGGTCTGGATTTCCACACCGTACAGCTCTGCCGTTTCCTTCACGTGCCGCCGCGTGGCTTCCATTTCTAACCCGGTTTCGAAAAAGTAATACTTGACTGGCGGCAGACCGAAGATCTTTCGGGCCGTCTCGATCATGTGAAGCATGATGTCGCTGTCGCTTCCTCCGGAGTACGAACACATCGCGTTCGGATGTTCTTTCAGGCGCTTCGCAATGATGCTCTGGATCGCCTGAAACTTCTGCGGTGCATCAAAGTCCGCATACGGCGGACGCTGCGTATAAACGCTGCTTCGGAACTCACCGTCTTTTTTCGTTCTCACGTCACATTTCCCCTCCTATTTTCCGTTTACCTCTTGCCGCCCTCCGGCAGTTTCTCGCCCCGCCATCGGTCATCTGGCTTATGTCGATGATCTCGGCGCGCCTTCCGTAGCTTTTCAGCCGTTCTCCCTTCACGGCGTTCCAAGCCTCGCATGACGCGCTGCAACCGGCTTTCCGGTTTGGGCAGTCCTTCGCGCACGGTCCGAAATTGCTCATGTCTTCCTCCTGACCTGCACCGTCACTTCCGCCTCCCAGCACTCCGGCGCGCGGATGACGATCTTCTTGTCTCTGCCTTCTTCCGCGTCGCGGACGCTGACCAGATAAAACGTCATGTTCTTGTTCTTCTGCGGGTACTTCTTCGCCCGGATAGGCTTTCCAAGTTCCGGCATCAACCGGGGATAGAGCCCGGAAATGATATCCGGAATGACGATCCAAGTATTCATACCCCATCCTCCATCATCTGTCGGATAGCCGCCCTCTGGAAATCGGACAGCTCGTCTCCGTGATGCTGCACGTTGTAGCCCGGCTTCTTCCCCGGCTGTGACGGCGCGCCCTTCTCGCGTTCTTTCGATTCCCACGTCAAAAACTTCTGCTTCCAGTTCCGTACGGGATCGCCCTTCCCGTCGGCCCAATTTCCGGCAGAATAATAGTCGAAAAATTTCTGTGCCAGATTCGGAACTCCACGCTCCTTCGCGTATGCGGAAACCTCTTCCAACGTAGGTGGTATAAATTTCTTACGTTTCTTCTCAGAAATAGAACTACTCTCTTTTCTATTTCCATTTCCATTTCCTAAAGGTAATACCGTGGTATTACCGCAAGCACTACCATCAGCCATACCAGAGTTATCATTTTCTTTGTTCCAACGCTTGCTGATGTTCTCCCTTTGACGCTGGCAATGCTTGTCCCGTTTTTCGATTTCAAGCTCCATCCGGCGGTTGAAGTACTTGCCGTCCTCATCCTTCTGAAACTTGCTCATAACCTCGTCTGACGGCTTTTTGACAGCCCGTATGATTTCCTGCATCGTCATATGCCCGCGCTCTCTTTGGAGACACAGGAGCGTGATATACTGCCCACGCTCCCGCATATCCATCAAGGCACAGCCGGATAGGAAATCCGACGTGTAAAACAAGACGGCAGGGTCTTTGTTGTTTGCCATCCCGCCACCGCCTTAGAACGGCAATTCTTCGCCGTCGTCTTCGTCCATCATCGTAAACCCGCCGGGGTTTTCCGGGTTCTGCGGTTCGGTGTTTCGCTTGCCTTCGCCGAAGTAAACACGGTTCGCTACGACCTCAGCAGACCGGCGCTTGTTTCCGTCCTTGTCCTTCCAGTCGCGCAGCTGCAATCTGCCGTCCGCGACGGCCATGCTGCCCTTGAAAAAGTAACCGCTGACAAAATCCGCCGTTCCCGCCCACGCGACGCAGTCAATGAAATCTGTCTCTTTCTCTCCGCCCTTCGGCGTAAGATCGCGGTCAACCGCCAGCGTGAAGGATGCAACGGACGTTCCGCCCTGCGTCTTTCTCAACTCCGGGTCACGCGTGAGCCTGCCCATAATAACAATGTGGTTCAGCATTTGCCGTCCTCTGTATCCGCCGCATTCTCTTCTGGAGCGCCAAAAATGACTTTCAAAATATCGTCGAAACGATACGAGGGCATCTTCTTATACGATTCAGCGAGCATATCGAGCGTCAGGCACTTCTTCGCCAATTCCTCATACTTTTCCGTACTCAGTTTTACATAGGATTCCATAATTACGTTCCTTTCTTATAAATGTGGTTCAGCATGCTTCCTCCTTACAGCATGACTGTTACGCGCCCAGCTTCGATCTCGTCGGCAAGATGTTCCTCGAGATATTCCTTGATCGTCTTCCGCGCTTCCAGCTTCCACATACCGCCGTCTGCCTCAACAAACGAAATACCTCTTTCGTCAATTCGGATAAGGAACAGTCCAAGTGGCTGCTCAATTTCCTGGAAGGTTCTGTACGGGCGAAGTTTTACCAGCGGACGAATTGTCGCGTTGGCCTGTAAGCTCACGCCCTTCTGCGTGACAATCGTCGTAGCAACGCCGATATCGTTATAGGTGATCTTTGCGCCGGTCGTGATCTGGGAGAGCAGTTGAAGCGTATACGCGCGGTCTTCCGAGTCCTGGAATCTGGTTTGCAGCGCGACTGCCGCCCGTTCGAACGTGAGTTTTGTTTCCGCATCCCAGCCGGGAACGTCCGTCGCACGAACAAAATACGGCGTTAACCGCTCAAACGGAGTATCTATATCCGGGGTTCTGAAAGCCTCAACGCAAAGATGCGATGGAATCTTGATAAACAGCTGGCCGTCTTCGGCACTAGCTGTTCCCTCCCGCAGGATCATCTTGCACAGCGCGTCGAGACTGTTCAGTTCAAGCGTTTTCGCGCCGTAAACATCCTCGTGGATTTCCTTGTAGTTTCCATTCGGCAGGACAGCAAACGTGTGGTCTCCAATTTCCAAAACCTGCGGCTTCGCCATAGCCTCAATTTTCTCGATAGCTTCCTTGATCATTTCTTTTTCCTCCTTACGCATTTCTAACCAAATTCAAGACGGGTGCTACTTCCTGTTCTTCGCCCATCATATCCAGCTGGCCGGGCACGTTCGGTACCATTTCCACCGCCGTGACCTCGCCCAATTCATTTCCGGTGATATAAAGCGACGTCGCAACCGGATTTGTCGGGCAAAGAGCGCTTTTCACGCCGCAGGCAACCGATACGGTCTGCCGGTTGGAGTCTGGGCGGAACTCAATGGTAAGCTGCACTTTCCGCTTTGCTGTAGCCTCTGTGTTCGGGTCAAGGATGTTGTCCACGACCTTTGTCATTTCGTAGTCGATTCTCTCCATAATCGCTCCGCGCGCCATTTGGAGAATGCTTGTCCTTGTGTCTTCCATGATCTACATTCCTTTCTTATAAATCAGTTTCGTTTCCTCCCAATCGGGATATTTCATCTTGAGATACCGCCTGATATACTCTCTCAGGCTTTTGCGCTTCGGTGATTGGTCAAATGCCACATGGCAGCTATCGCAAAGCGTCACAATGTTCTCTTCGATTCCAAGCCCGCCCTGCGAGCGTGGGATGTAATGACACCACGGATTGCCGGGGCGGAGGCAGACAACGCAGCGCCCGCCGTCGCGCGCCCAAACGGCCTTCTTGACCTTCTCAGGTATCTTTGTTGCCTTCGTTTCCTTTCTCATCCTGCCTCCATTCCAGCGCCATACGCTCGAGTTCTTCCGGTGGCAGCGTCTCAATGCCCTGCTGTTTGCAGTCCTCTACAACCAGATCAATGAGCCGCGCCATTTGCTTTGTGTCGTAGGTGCTCGAGCCGTAGTAGCAAATGACGTTCGTGCAGCCTGGAATTTTTGACGCCATGATCTCCGTGCAGCGCCCGAGCCCGTGCGATTCCCAGTCTTCCCGAAACCGCTTGACCGCTGCGTCCGGAATGCAGATCGTATCGGAGTTATCGCCAACGTCCGGGATATAGTGCCGGTAGATTTCTTCCGGCGGCGCGCCCACCTTGACCGAAAGTTTATTGCAAAGCACCCAGAGATATCGGTTTGCATCCAGACTCCGCATCTTCCGGAATTCCTTGATCGTGACCGTGTACTTCTTCTGTGGGTCCATCTCCCCGGCAACCATCTGGGCTTGTCCGGGCAGCTCCGGCCGTAGTTTCAGCCAGCTTCCCGCCGCGTCCATGCTCCACGACGCTTCAACGACATTCAGCTCTCTCAACCGGAATGACCCCCTTTCTAAGACACTTCACAAGATACCGAAGCCGTGGCAGATACTCCCCTTCTATCCATTCCCGATCATACGGTATCGGATGATATGACAACCTATCGTCCTCGATATCCCGAAACCAGTTTCTGTAGTCTTCCGGTTCCAGATGGTACGCAACGATACGCAGATTCTTTTTCGCCGCGAACATTTCAACCTGTGCTTGCATCCAGTACGCACGGGACACCTTGAAGGATTCTCCCTTGTGCGTCTTTACCTCTGATATTTCCTGCGCGTCCTCGCCATCCAGGTTCACCCGAAGCCGAAGCCGCCGAATCTTAATCTGCCTGTCCATCTTTCGGATGCCGATATGTTCCAGAATCCTGTGTTCGTAAGCACTTCCGGTATCCATTTCCAGTGTCGAAAAGTGGTCGCGGTTCACGCCGAGCTTTTGCAGCCAAAAGCTGCGGAACGTCTTTGTGTCCCATCTGCCCATGATCGCCGCCGTATCCGACGCGCCGAACCACCCGCTTCTGTCGTGGTCGTGTATCATAAGCGTTTCAGCGTATTTTCCAGATACTGAATGTTACCGAACGACGCCATCAGCTGATCGAATTTCTTCTGATTCAGCCCAAGCCCCGAGAGGATATAGCTCATATCCGCCCCGTTTTGCAGCTTCAAAGTAATCAGCTGCTCGATTCTCTGCTTGATCGCCATAATGCTGTGCTGGGAAAGGTCATCGTCTGCGCGTTCCGTGTCCTTGTCGTTCAGCCAAAGCTTGAAGCCAAGCCCTGTGTGAATTGCCACGCCCTTCACAAACGCTCTCGCATGAGCGTTTGAAATCCGAAGCTGATTCAACGTGTCATCGTAAACCACCAAGGAACCGTTCATCAGCGGCATATCCATTCGGAACGTCTTATCGTCGATGTGGATTTCAACGGAGACAAAATAGCACCCCGTCGTTCTGCCATTCTTGTCATGGACTTCCTTTGACTGGAATAAGTACCCGCCAGTCTCATTTTTCAGCGGCACAAAGTAGACCTCGCCCGCCCCGTTTTCGTGAAGCAGCATTTTACATTTCGCCCACGGAAGATACGGAACCTCAATCGGCTTCCCGTTGTCATCCTTCGCCTTCCGCTTGTCGCAGAACGGCAAAACGTCGATCTGTACAAGCTCGTTAAATCCTTTCAGCATACTTTCCTCCTTAAATCTTGCAGACTCGCTTGTCCAAGCCGCACATTTCGGCAATGTAATTCGTGCCATACGTTTCCACTAAATGCTCAATCAGGGCGTTATGTACGTTCCAGTTCTCGCCCGGAGACGCAGCGGCAATATTGCCTTCGTCGGAGACGAAATACTCGTTTCCGTCATAAATCTCTGCACCGTTGATATCCATGATAAACGGCGCTTGCTGTCTGTCTTCCATCATTCCACCAACCTGTATCTGGCATAGCTCGTGTCCTCACCATACCGGTTCTTGCTCGTTTCCGTTTCCTTCTTGATCTCGTAGCCCTCACGCTTGAGATCAAAAATCCTCGCTCCCAGACGCATACAGCTGATGTCCCGAATCGCTTCGAGCTGCGTAATGCTTCCGAAGTCGCGCATATATTGCAGGATTCTCTCCGTCTGCTTCATGCTCACCTCCACGCTTCTGTAAACACCGTCCAAAACACGATATCGCGGTACGTGACCTTCTGCTCCTGCGGCGCTTCGGGTGGATTCGCGCATGTGTAGCGGAACCACTCCCGCCATCTGTTGCACATGCAATTCTCCCCGCGCCCCTTCGTGCAGCTCTCACAAGGATGCTCCATATCATGCCCCCGTCAGTATCGCGCCGACGAAAAAGCACGCCGCCGCGCCTCCAAGCGTGACCGCCGCCCGGAACAGGCCGAAGCCCAGCATAACCGCCGTACCGCCCAGCAGCATACACGCCACAGAGAAGCAGGCCGTTTCCGCGATCTTCATCAGGCTCTTTTGCCGCTTGCGAAGCCGGAT